GACTATCGTAGACATGAAAGACTGCGATTATGCGACAATCATCCTCGCGACTTCAGTTGCGGCGAACACAAACGCAGCACCAGTCGTCGTGAAGATTCAAGAATCCGACACCACAACCACAACCGACTTTACTGACATCAGCACCAGCACGATGCAATTGTCAGTGACGCTGTCAACGGCGACTGGCCGCGACGCAAAGTTTCACATCAACAACGACGGCACACGAAAACGTTACGTGCGTTTGTTCGCGACACCTGGCACGCACACGACAAACAGCGTGGTCTCATTGGCTGCGGTTGCAGAGTTGATGATGGACACGATGCCATCAGGCACCACAGGACAGGCCGACTTTGTCGCAATTGGCTGATCACCCCTAAACACCCGGAGCAAACGAGTGACCTCAAAATCTGTTAAAGTGTGCGGCATGATGACATCGCCGCGTTACATCAATTGTTTTTGTCGAGACTACATAGACGCGGCATTTGTGGCGGCAAAGATCCCGCTGCAGGATTCGCAAGGCGTGTTTTACGGCCAGTGTATGCAGCGGATGTTGCAGCACGCTGTAGAAAAGGGCGTGGATATTGCCGTGATCTGTGACGGTGATTCACTGTTCACAGATCGCGACATTATGCGATTGCTGCAGACCTTGGAAGCCAATCCGCATATCGACGCACTGGCATCCATGCAGATCCGGCGTGGAAACAAAACGATGCTGGCAAGCATTAAAGGACAATCGACAGCAGAGGTGGGCGGAACGCCGTTGCAGGTTTCGACAGCACATTTCGGGCTGACCGTGATTGATTTGAAGAAGCTGAAGAACGTTGCAAAGCCTTGGTTTTGGTCGAAGCCAGATGAGAATGGCGAATGGGGCGACCTTCGCATTGATGATGACATTTGGTTTTGGAAGCAGTGGGAAGCGGCGGGCAACACGGTCTATCTTGATCCGCAAACGCGAATCGGGCATATGGAAGAAATGGTCGTCATGGTCGAGCCGAACACATATGAAGCCGTTCACGCATACCCGAACGAATGGATTGACTCATGCAGGTCGAATTGATGCAGGACTGGCGCGGGTATCGCGTTGGGTCTCGGTTTGAATTGAATGTAATTGGCGGAGGCGTCTTTGATGTTTTGCAACGGAACAACGTGGCAAGATTATTACCAGGACCGGGCGACGCGGGAGAAGGACCAAGAAATCCGCCATACGGTTCGAGTGGTGACTCCTCCGACGACCGAGCCAGTGACGATCGCAGAGGCCAAGGCACAGCTCAGCATCGGGGCAAGCGACGATAGTCACGACACAGAGCTGGCGTCGATGATTGCAGCGGCTCGCGAGGAATGGGAAGGCGACACCTCCATTGCATTGATTACGCGAACGCTGGAACATCGGCTGCCAAAGTTTCTGTCTACCGTCGTTTTGTCGGTGCGGCCAGCAATTGCAATTTCCTCAGTGACCTACGTTGACACAACAGGAACAACGCAAACCGTTTCATCAACCAATTACTACCTGGACAGCGACGAGGTGCGTTTTCTTGACACATTTGTAAAACCCGATGTGCAGGACAGAAGCGAAGCCGTCAAAATCACCTACACGGCCGGATATGGCAGCGACTCCCGCGCGTGTCCGGAACTTGACCGCATGGCAATCAAATTGAGTTTGGCCAATCGATTTGAAGACCGCGACATGATCGCAGCATCTGGCGAGCGACGGGCGTATGAGGCACTTGTCGCAAAGAAGATGAGGGCAAGTTATCCATGACCTTCCGCCCTGAACGAAAATTTCGACTTGGCACAATGCGGCACCGAATTACGGTGAGCGTGGAAGGAACGACACAGGACGGAGCCGGCCAACCAGTTGTGACGCTTACGACGTGGCTGAACGATGAGCCAGCAAAGTACGAGCCGACAACAGGCGGAGAAGGGGCACGAGGGCGACAGGTGGAGGCCGGAATCAGTGCCATATTCACAGTCAGATACCGCAGCGGATACACGCCAGAAATGGCGATCGACATTGACGGGCAGCGTTTCTGGATCGTCTACGTTAAGGCAGTTCAGGGCATGGATCGCTATCGAGAACTTTACTGTAAATCGGTGGTGCTGTAATGGCAAGAACACGACTAGTCCGGCAACAAAGTAACGTTTCCGTTGGGATGGAACTTATTGACGGTGACAAGTTTTTAAAGGCGTTGCAGCAATTGGAATTTACGATCCAAAGCACAGTTATTGAAAATGCGATTCAGGCTGGAACTGTGCCGGTCGAGGCAGCAATGCTTGTTAACACGCCAGAAAGCGACGGTTCACGCAGGAAGCAATCGAACAAAACAAAAAGCCGATGGAGTGGCGCAAAGAAACTAAAAACAACCATTCGATCAGTAGTGAGGCAAAAGCGAAGGTTTGGCACATTAGTCGGCCGGATCGGTTTGGTCGGGCCTTCATACAGTGAAGGCGGCGGGCACGGAAACCTGTTTTCAAAAGATCATAAGCGAAAGGTTTTGTGGGGGCGGGATGCTGGCACAATTCGCAAGGTCAATCAGTTTGTGAAGAAAACGGCAGACGAAACAAAGGCGGCCGCATCATCGGCCGTCACATCAGCACTGAAGTCTGGAATTGAAGCAGCAGCAAATCGGATGACGAAATAATGGCGGATCTCGGTAGTGCAGTCAGGGGATATTTAGCGGCGAATGTCGGCGTAGCAGCCGCCGTATCGACTCGCATATTCCCGGATGTACTGCCGCAAGGATACACAATCAGGACAGGCGGAGCGTTGACGTACACGGTTATCAGCACGACGCACGATCACCTCATTAACGGATTGTCTGGTATTGCCAGAAGCCGAATCGAGTTCACAGCATTTGCCTCAACGCGGGCTGGTGCGAACCTGATTGCAGAAGCGGTCAGGGCAAGTGATTTACAGGGCTACACCGGAGCAATGGGCGGCGTTTCGATTGAATCTGTAATGATCACAGGAGGTATCCAGACGCTGGATGAGCGGCCGACTGACGGATCACAGGAGCATCGATATTTAACGATTTTTGATTACATGATCGCATATCAGGAAACGGTGTAAAATGGCAACGGGGACACGATTCAAAACAGGCAACACAGCCACGATCACTCTTGGCGGAACACAGACAACTGGAATCACTACAGCGTGGGCTGGAAATGTGGTTTCAATTAATCCAGGCGAATGGACGCTTGGCGAGCGTGATGTGACCTTGTTGTCAGATACTGGATTTTTGCGAAATGATCCGCACGATTTAGCGACACCAAACGAAATCAGCGGCGTCGTTCGGTTCAGCCCATCCTTGGGACTGCCGCCAATCGATGGAGCCGTAGCAACTGTAACGGTAACGCTCCCGCAGCTCAGCACAGCAACCAGCGGCGTTACACGCGGAACGATCACAGGCAAGGCGTTCTTCAGCCGTGTTGCGTTTCCTCAGTTGGCAAACAACGAAACGATGGATTGTGAGTTCACGCTGAAGATGACCGGCGAAACCCTATCACAGACACGAGAAACATGATGGAAATCAAATTGATTGATCACATTGGCGAAGCTCCCAACGGATCGCCGGTGGATCACGAGCAATGGATAGTGTTTTGCGATGATGTGCAGGTTGGATACTTGCCAAAATCGCCGGACGCATGGTTGCAGTGCATTGTGTCATTTAGCGAAACCACGAGAGCCGAATTGATTCAGGCCGTCAATGAAACAGCAGCGTTGAAAATCGGCGGCGTGGTTATGCCAGTCGATCCTGATCTCGAACCGAAAGAGGATGAAGAGTAATGACACTAACGAGAGCGACGTTAGGGAAACTGACAAAGCGGCTGACCAAGGACATCGAAGTGTGCGGGCATAGGGTTAGGCTTCAGCGGCCGACACCTTTGGAGCACTCGCAGTATCAAATGTCCTTGGTTGACAAAGAAGGCAAATGGATCGCAACGAATCTTAACGACGCAATCATGCTGCTTACGGCACGGATGTGGATCGACGAAGAAGGCGAGCGGCTGTTTAAGGATACCGAGACGAAACAACTCGGCTCAATTGATCTTGCGTTTTATCAGCAGTTGTCGGAGCAGTGTCAAAAGTTTGCCATTGTGAGTGAGGCGTCGACAACGCTGGGGGAGTCCGACAAAACCACCGTCTTCGATTCGCCTGCCGAGTCTGCCTTGAGCTTGGAATAGACGATCCAGAGGCGTGGTTAGATTCAATATCGGATCGGGTGTTTGATGTGTGGTGGGCGTATTACCAGTGCGAGCCGTTCGGATCTCACTGGGAACAGGCGGCTTCGCTGTCCGCGATGATTCACAGCAACACTGTGATGATGGCGGCAACACGAGGGGCGAAAATGGAATCGCTGAGTGTGATTGATTTCATGCCTGCGGATTCGATGAGGTGGCAGAAACGAACGAAGCTCAGGGCACGCGGCATTAGTCATCCAAAAGCACAAACGGACATTCTCAAGCGGGCATTTGGCTTCTCATGACAACAATCACCGCACTTAATGTCCGTCTCGGCATGGACGTATCGAACTTCAGCGAGGGGGCAAACCTTGCGAAGGGCGAGGTGACGAAAGTCGCTACGATCATGCGTCAGTCGGTGCCTCCTGCTGAAAAGTTTAAGCAGGAGGTCGATCTGCTAAATCGTGCGTTTTCCGAAGCCGGAAAGAAGTCGAGGGAATACGCGAACGCTTTGGCCTTCTTAGAAAACAAGCACAAGCAGACAGCATCGGCAATTGCCAAAACGACGGACGCGACGAATAAAGCAAATAACGGGGCGTCTGCGGCAAGCGATGCTCTAGTTGGATCGCTGAAAGGTGCGGCGGCCGCCTACCTGAGCCTGCAAACCGTTGCCAAAGCGATTAACCTTGCATCTGAAATCGAAGATGCAACAGTGGCGTTCGAGGTGCTAACGGGCAGTGCTCAAAACGGGAAAATTCTGTTTGAGCAGATTCGAAAGCTCGATCAGAATACGCCAATCACGTTTAGTAATGCAACGCAAGCCGCAAAGACTATGCTCAGTTTCGGCGTCGCAGTGCAGGACATAGAAGGCAATTTGAAGCTGTTGTCTGATGTCACTGGCGGTAACAACGAGCGGTTCAAGAATCTTGCATTAGCGTTCTCGCAGACGTCAGCAGCGGGGCGATTGATGGGGCAGGATGTGCTCCAGATGATCAACACTGGCTTCAATCCGCTGCAGCAGATCAGCAAGACCACCGGCGAATCCATGATTGAGCTAAAGAAGCGAATGGAAGACGGCGGAATTTCGGCACAGGAAGTTCGCCAAGCATTCGTTGACGCAACATCTGAAGGCGGAATGTTCCACGGGATGACGGAGCGGCTTGCCGAAACAGTTAGCGGAAAACTGAACATTGCGTTGAGCGACATGGAGCAAAAGCTGGCGGCAGCCGGGGAAGCACTCGGGCCGCTAATTATTCAGTTGCTTGATGCTTCAGAAGATTTAAAGCCAGTCTTTGAAGATGTAATCGTTTTGATTGGCATGTTTGCAAAAGGTGCAGCGTTTACGATCGCATTGCTAAAAGATTTTGAAAAAGCAAAGCGAGGAGACCTCAGCTTTTCAAAAACGAATGAGTTTCTTGATCGCATCGAAGAACGCGAACGCAAGGCCGCAGCAGACAAGGCCGCAGCAGTCAATGCAGAGTTTGAGCAAAAGGAGGCGGCTGTCAATCATGTGGCAATCGCCGAACGCAAGGCAGCCGAGCAGTTGGCGGCAGCCAGAGCAAAGCACATGGAAGATCAAAAGAAGGCGGCAGAAGACGCCATCAAGCAGCAGCAAAAGAACATCGAAAAAGAACAGGCGGCGCGGCGGAAAGCAATCGACGATTTGGATAAGGCCCAAGAGCAAAAAGCAAAAGCTCGCGAGGAAACATTCCAGCGAGACATGGAAACGGCTCGCAAAGCCGCAATGGATTACTTCGCACAGCAGGAAGAAAAGAACAAGCAGCGCAGAGCAGACGTTGCGGCCGGGCCGGGCGCTGGCATGGAAGTCGGATCTGCTGAGGCTGCTAAGTTCTCTGCCGATCAAATCAATCGGCAGATCAGCGTGGCGGCCGTGCCAGATCAGCCGACGCCAGGCGAAACCCAGATTGCATGGAAGGCAGAGCAGCTTTTCAAAGAACAGCAGGCGGCAAACGCATTGGCAACGCGACAAATCGCGATTATGGATAGCCTTTTGAGAGAAGCCAAAGAAAACGGTTTCAGGAGAATTCGATAATGGCGGATCTTAGCGGCATCACCGCAGTCAGGCCCACAGCAACAACGCAGGTTCGCACCTTGCAATACGGCGGCACCGTAGCAGTCGGGCAGCCAGTTTCCCTCAGTTCTAGCAAGTACGTCGCATCGGACGCAAACGCATCAGCAACGCTGGCAGCAGCGACAGGAATCGCAATGACGCCTGGCGTGACAGACGGCTATGGACTGGTGGCTGTCGGCGGTTCCATCATTCTTGTCGGCACGACAATGACAGTCGGCGAAACTTATCTTGTGTCCGATACCGCTGGCGGCATCATGCCAAACGCAGATCGATCGACCGGCGACTATGTGACTCGACTTGGCACGGCATCGTCGGCAACGCAACTTGATCTATCAATTCAAGCCACAGGAATACAGGTGCCTGCATAATGCCAACGACATTTCGAGGCGAAACAAGCGAAGGCAAATCCAGCATTCGGTCATCCGGTGGCATTGCTGTGCTTGAGGAAGAATATCACTTCCTTGTAGCATGTGACTCGGTTAACACGCCGAGACTTGAAGTGCTGGCTACCGCTGGCCTGCCGATTGTAAACGTTAGCACATCATCGAGCGGGTTTTGCATCTGCCGTGGACTTGACGCGACGCGAAGAGAAGACCAGCGAAAACTCTGGGATGTAACAGCAACGTTCAGTTCCGAGGTGTCCGAGGGCCAATCGTCCACAGCATCATCGGGAACCAGCGTCAGCTCTAACCCGATCGAATGGGTTCCAATTTATGAAACCAAGTTTGAACGATTGCAGGAGATCGTGACGACAGATCGAAGCGGTGCTCGTATTGCCAACAGTGCCGGGCAGCCGTTTGAAACGGGCGTTGTCCGATCGCGATTCATTCCGATTTGGGAGTTCTACCAGTTTGAGCCAGACACTGACACAGACGAGGAAGTGATTGACCGAAACGAAGTCGTAAACAACGGCACGTTCAAGGGCAAGTTGGAAAAAACGCTCCTGTGCACTGTGCTGTCATCTGTAGTTGGGTTCTATTACGGATCACGTAAACGATTGACGCGATACGCATTGCGATACAACGACCAAACGTGGAAGCATAAACGGCTGGATGTTGGCACTGTCTATTTGGATGGCGGAAAGCACAAGCCGTATTTGGACGACAATAGCAACGTAATTCTTGGAGGTCTCAATGGGGCCGGAGCAAAGGTTGCTGTCGGAACTGCGCCAAGCGTGCTGGAGTTTGATATTTATGAAGCAGTTTCGTTCAGCAGCTTCCTGAGAGGCTAACATGCCAGACGAGCGAACATATGGATTCAACGCAGAAGATGCGAGATCATTGCTGCAATCAATCAGCACTGGGGAAACCACCTACACGGAAATCAGACCACGCGGTTCAATGGGCCGCATTCAAGTCGTTCTTACGTCCGACCTGCCAGCAGCCGTGAACACGAAGCGAGATCCAAGCACGGCGACCGCACGAATTCTC